ATCCGCATTCAGAAGATCATGCCGCATTACGATTAGTGACCAATCGCATCCATCCACTAACTGGCATCCCTAGCAACGGCAAACCTAAGAATGGCAAGCCGAAAGCTGAACTCGCCGGACTGTTTCAAGGGCGGACGCGACTGACATACGACGCGGCCCGCACAGGGACAGATCTTGATCCTCACTGGCTCCACGCCGACGCACTGGACGCGGACTCGTCAAATAGCAGACCAGTTCGGGAGCGACTCGTTCGCAACTCACGGTACGAAGCTGGAAGCAACGGCTACTACGACGGGATCATTTCGACACATTGCAACATGGTTGTCGGCGTTGGTCCGTCGCTTCGGATGCTCACCGGGAATAAGACGTTCAATCAGCTGGTTGAGCGAGAATGGTTCCGATGGTGTCAGGCGATTCAATTCGCACGCAAGCTGTGGTGCATGGCACACGCTCGCTATCAGGACGGCGAAGCGTTCGCGATCATGGTCAATAATCCAGGGATTAGGAACAACGTCCAACTCGATCTATTCCTGATTGAAACTGAGCAGTGCCAGTCGCCGCAGTGGAGTTTCGAGGAATCAGTCGGCTACATCGACGGCATCCGATTCGACGAAAACAATAACATCCTCTGGTATGACGTGCTGCGTCATCATCCTGGCAGCACAACCTTTTCCGCTGTCGAAGATCCGATCCAGATTCCTGCCAGTGACATGCTGCATTGGTTCAAGCTAACGCGGCCCGGTGCTCATCGCGGACGTCCGGCACTTACCAGTACGCTGAATGTTGGAGCGACAAGTCGGCGACACAGGGAAGCAACGGTCAAGGCGGCCGAGACTGCGGCGAGCATTGGCGCGATGCTTCAATCGCAGATGTCGCCAGCCGGTGACGACGAGCCAGATGAAGTCATGCCGCTGACCAACTACGTCGTCCCGCAGCGCGGACTCGTCGCACTTCCGATGGGATGGACCGCTAACCAGATGGAAGGCAAGCATCCCAATGCTCAATATGCCGAATTCCATCGCCAGCAGTTGAGCGAGCAGGCACGGCCGATCGCCATGCCGTACAACGCGGCATCCTGCGATTCATCGACCTACTCTTTCGCCTCCGGAAAACTCGATACGCTCTGCTATCGCGCGGATATCAACGTCGAACGCCGGGACTGCGACGACACGGTATGCGATCGAGTATTCGCGGCATGGTTCCGAGAGTGGACGATCCTTGCCGATCGCCGCGATATTCCTCCGCAGCATCAATTTGATTGGCCAGTACACCCTGTCATTGACGCTGTCCAGGAAGCGACCGCAGTCGATATGCGGCTAAAGAACGGCACGCTCACTCTGCGTCAAGCATACTCCGACATGGGGCAGGATCTTGAGGATCAGATCGCCGTGATGACCGAGGATTACTTCGGGGATGCGTCCGAAGAGAACATCTCGAAAATGCGGCAGATCCTCATGCTCAAAAATACGCCGCAGGGCACCATGAATCATGTCGCCACAATCATCGGTGTGTCCATGCCGACGCAAACTGCACCTCAGGACGAGATGGCGACACGGGAGTCGATGTAATGGGCAAACTCATGGGATGGGAATTCAGTTTATCCAAGCCGACAAGTCAGACCTATACGATGTCTGCCATTCGCGCACCGGTAACGATCGCACTCGCATCCGGTGAAGGCGAAAGCGGTCCGCCGACGTTTGAATCGATTGCTTACAGCGGGGCCGTGGTTCCAGGTGACACATCGACGCCGCGACTTGATGCAGACTACGTGATCGATCTATCGGGCATGACCGCACACAAAAACGCCAAGGTCAATCTGGATCACAAGAGCAATCAGAGAGTTGGGCATCTTACGGACGTTCACGTTGGCACGAGCGACGTCAAGGTGTCCGGGCTTCTTTCGGCAGTCACGCCGTATCGCGACGAGGTGGCAGGCAACTCGAAGAACGGCTACCCGTGGGAAGTGTCGATCGAGGGCAATCTATCCAAGCCGCGAAAGCTGGCCAGCGGCAAGTCTGCTGTCGTCAACGGGCGCACGGTCGACGGCCCACTGTACATCTTCGGTAAAAGCGTCCTGACCGCCGTAGCGTTCGTCTCGCAGGGTGCAGACGACGGTAATTCTGTAACTATCGCGGCCAGTGCCGCAAAGGATGTAGCCATGAACGAGTTCGAGGAATATTGCGTCAGCCTCGGTGTGGATCTTGAGTCCGTAACGACGGATCAGAAGGCTCGCCTGCAAACCGCATTTAATGCGACGAAGGCCGCTCCACCGGATGTGACCCGCAGCTCGTTCGATTTAGAGGCCGATGAAGTACGCCGGGAGACGGACCGGCAGAACGCGATCCGGCAAATCGCACTTGAAGCGATGAAAGAGTTTCAGCCTTACCAGGATCAAATCAGGCGACTCGCCAAGGCCGCACTCGAAAGCCCGTCAACGCGGGTCAAGGACTTTGAACTGGAGTTACTTCGGACGACGCGCACCAGTGCCGGGCGATTCCAGCTTGGTGATAGCGGGGCTCGCGCGGCTGAGATGGATCCAGAAGTAATTCAGGCTGCCATCTGCCTATCGGCCGGACTGCCCAATGTCGAGACGGCGTTCAGCGAGCAGACGCTACACGCGGTCGACAGGTCTGGGATGCGCAATTTCAGCTTGCAACAACTCTTCATGCGAGTTGCGCACGCCAACGGCTATCCATGTCGCGTCGGTGATCGAATCCACATTGGGAACATCCGCACCGTCTTGGAGTATTGCTTTCCGCGAGGTCCGGTGCGGACCGACCTGACGGCTGGATTCTCGACGGTCAACCTACCTGGGATCCTTGGCGCGGTAGCGAATAAGGAATTACTCGCCGGTTACATGGAAGAGGATCAAACGTGGCGAGAGATTTCTACGATCAAGTCTGTGACTAATTTCCACGTGATGAACAGCTACCGGATGCTTGACAACCTCGAATATGAGGAAGTCGGGCCGGCTGGTGAAATCAAGCATGGCACGCTGAGTCAGGAGACGTACACGCGGCAGGCGAAGACCTACGCCAAGCTCTTGGCGCTGACCCGAACGGATATCATCAACGATGACCTTGGGGCATTCGACGATCTTCGCGCAAGACTCGGGCGCGGGGCCGCTCAGAAGTTCAATAACATCTTCTGGGCCGCGTTCATGAACAATGCGAGTTTCTTCACGACTGCACTCACGAACTACATCGAAGGCGCGACAACCAACCTGCTCGTCGATGGCGTCGGCTTGCAACAGGGCATTACGGCCTTCCGCAAAATGCGGACTGCCGAAGCGGACGGATCGAAGCGTGTCGGTGCATCGATGTCCAGCCCGACGATGTTGCTCGTTCCGCCGGAGTTGGAGTTCGTTGCCGCTCGGCTATTCCAGTCGACCAACGTCAACGCCGGCGGTGCGGCAACTTCGGAGTTCATTCCCAGCGCGAACATCTTCGCCGGACGGTATCGCCCGATCGTTCAGAATCGATTGAGTGACACGGCCTTCACTGGCAACAGCACGACGGCGTGGTATCTGTTCGGAAACATGCTCAAGCCGATGGTGGTGTCCCTGCTCAATGGAATGGCGGCACCAATCGTCGAAAGCACGGATGCCGATTTCGAGGTGCTCGGCGTTGTGTTCCGCGCCTACAGCGACTTCGGGGCTGACAAGGCGGAATATCTATCCGGCGTCAAATCCAAGGGAGCGGCATAAACATGAAAGTGCTCGCATTACTGAACCTCGGAACCGGCGACTTTCCGAACCACGCACTCGCAGAAGGCGAGGTACGTGACGTCCCGGACGAGGTTGCGGTCAAGATGGTCCGCATGGGCGTCGCAATCTCGGCTGAGGAACCGCAGACGCCGCGTCAACTGGTCAAACCGCCACCCGGCAAAAAAACAGAGCAACAAACATAGGAGTGAATTCGCATGGCGCAAGTACCTTCCACTCGGCGGCAGACCAGCGGTGATCGCATTGACTGGGTCGCCGCAGCCGACATCGCTGCCGGTGATGTTGTCCCGTTCGGGCCACGGATCGCGATTGCCGAAATCCCAATCGCATCGGGGGCCACTGGGGCACTCGCACTAACCGGAACCTTCCGAATGCCAAAAGCCACCGGGGCCATTGCCAAGGGCGTAATCGTCTACTGGGACGAAAACGGCAACCCAGTGAGCGGCGATTCAGGCAGCGGGGCGATTACCGGAACCGCGTCCGGCAACCTACGCGCGGGGCAAGCGGCTGAAGCGGCATTGTCGGCAGATGAAACGGTCGATGTCCTACTCGGCCAGCCAGGTGGCACAGCGGGGCTGTAATGCCGAACCTCCTCCAGCGTGCCGCAGTGTGGCTCGGCGAGCGGCTGCAAGTCGCTGGCGGGCGGACGGTCACGTATCGGCGTGGCTTGCACTCGGTGGAACTGACGCTGACGCCACATATGCACGAGGAGCAGGTATTAGGCCAGGATGGGATCGAGCAGGATGTGCTTTCCTATGCCTGGACTATCACAGCAAGCGAACTAATCATCAACGGATCTGTCGTCGTGCCGCAGTCTGGCGATGTGATCGAAGAGACACTGGATAGCGGCGAAGAGATTCGGTGGGAAGTATTTCCGCGGGGCGACAAGGATCAATGTTACGAGTGGATGGACAGTAGTAAGCTGTTGATTCGCG